CGTAACAAATTGAAAATTATTTTTTTTGTGACCAGACCAAAAAATTCAATTATGCAGTTAAATTTAATTTTTTCACATAAAATATTTTAGGTTTTCAAAAATGGACAAAAAAAATGTCCAAAATCGAAAACCCAAAAAAACTTTCGCAAAAAAATTTAATAATTCTGCACTACACGTGAAGGGACCGAAAATACCCTATTTTTTGGGTTTTATTTACATTTTAGTAGTGCAAGCTCTTTAAATAGACAATTTATAATATTATATTTTATATTGAATTTATAAAATATAAAATTTTATGTAGCATATAATAATCCAGCATTTCCACCAACAAATATTACCATGTTTACACGTTCTTCAATTAAATACAAGTTAAAATTATAATCATAAATACGCCATGTAGGTTTATTTATACCAACAATATCTCCTGTTGTAGGATCACAAATAGTTAAAACTTGCGCATATGGATCAACCGGTGGAGAAATAGTTGTAAACTCAAATTGAATATTTGTAAATCTACTCATATTCATAGCACCAGACGGTTGTATTATTAATGGATTCGTATCTAAACAAAAATTATAACAATATAAACCTTGAGGTGCGTTACCAGCTGTTCTAACGTATTTTTCAACAAAATTATAAACACCAGATGGTGATGTATTCTCTCTGTATTGGCCATCTAATAATATTCCAAGAGCTACTAATATATATTGAATATTTTGTGGATTATATACACCAGTTGTAAAAAGACCACTTAATGTTCCATCTGGATTTAATCCAGGACCTATTGTTGATGGTCCTGCTGGGTCAGGGTTGGGAACATCTCCAGCAGTAGGTGCCGGAGATACGTCTTGTGGCATATAATTATAAGGCCAATTTGTATAATTAGACCACTGGTTACGTAGATTTACATCACTTCTTTGAAAATAAAACATCCAACTAATAACCATGCCTATTGAGTCTATATAAATCTTATTTTGACCAGTAATATTATAATACGGGGTTTCGTATACTTGTTTGAAAATATATTTTTGCTCATTTTTAGCAAATAACTCTGACTCGTCATTAGAGAGAAAACAATATGTACAATTTAAATTTATATCTGCGTTCCAATTTGTTCTCGTATCTACATAAGATGTAGGGCCTAACACTTCATCTGGCGGTGTTTGAAGAAATCTATAAAGTTGCATATAGAATTGATTGAAATTTGGCTGCACTACAGGAAAGTTATTCGCGTAATCCATAACATCACGAATAGTGAACCATTCATAAACTGGTCTAAATGAAATATTTATTTGAAGTTCGTTATATTGAAGAGCAACTAAGGGAAATGCTTGGGTTGAAAGTAGGTTAAACCAAGCACCTAATGGAATATATAAGACACGACCCATTATAGATGGTTGAGCACCTGCTGGACTTGTAGTATAATAAGCATTTGGATAAGTATTTACACGTGCGCCGTAATTTGCTGGGTCATTTAATTCTGGTATTTGACCTATCATTTCATTAAATAACGCAAGTTTTTGTGCGCTAAAGTCTCTTCTTGCTGAATTTAATATATATTGACCAGAATAATGTTGTAGTTGTTGGTTTCCACAATTAATTGTAATACGACTAATTATTTGCGCACCTAAATTTTCTATCCATTGAAATTCATATGGTGCCCAATCAGTATATCCAGTTGTACCATCAGGGTTAGTATATTGCTGAGGAGGTAAAACAGGGCTCCAAATATTAGGTAACTGAACAGAAATATAGCAGTCCATAAGGAGATCAGCATATCGTTTCACTTTAAAAGTAAATGTTGATTCTGCTGTAAGATTTAATATAGTAGTACCTTCATAATCTAATCTAAAATTTTGTTTACCCCAATTAGTATATTTTTTATATGTAGCTTTCCAAAACGTTTTAGATGGATTACCATTTAAAATAACATTTTGTTGTCCTTGAGAGACTAAATTCATAAGACCGCCTGCCATATTAAGTATATAATATATAAATTTTTTAATTCTTTATTCGTTATAATATAATTTTACTATTTCTAATAGTTCATTATTTTCTTCATTTTCTATTCTTTTAATTTGTTTTTCAATTTCTCTCTGTAAAACCGGCAAACGAGTATAAAGCATAGGATTTAATGATTTACCATATTTATTCTTAAACTTATCAGGATTAAAGCGAATATAAACAAATTTACCTCCATGTAACATAAATAAGTCATCGTAACGTATTTCCTCATCCGTTTCATCATAACTTTTATGTTGATGTTCATCTGTTTCAATACATAAAAGAGTATTACCAATTAATTTTCTATGGTCTATTCTTCTTCTATGCGTACAATCGCAGTTACCAGTCCATAATGGTTTATCGTGGTGGAAACCATCAAAATTCGCATTAATATAATCTCTTACAGCTATTTCTTTTGTTTTTGAGCGAATTTGAAATGAAAGCGGATCTAAAGGAAATAAATTTTGAAAACAATAAGCACAGTAACCTTTATATTTATCATTGGCTCTTGTTCCACAATTAATACCTTTACATGTTTTATGTGTTACATCTATCATATTTTCTAATTTATGTGAATCACAAAATCTAGGTTTTACTTCACCTTCGTAATTATAATTTGGTCTTACTTTACATCCTTCATGTTCACAAGTTTTATCTATTACATTTACCATATTATCTAATTTATGGGAAACACAAAATCTACCATTTGTTTCTCCTTCATAATTATAAATCGGTCTTACTTTACATCCTTCGTGTTCACAAGTTTTATGTTTTACATCAACCATATTTTCTAATTTATGATTTGAACAAAATTTAGCCTTTGGTTCTCCTTCATAATTATAAGCTGGTTGTTTATTACACTCTTCGTGTTCACAAGTTTTAGATTTAATATCAACCATATTTACTAATTTATGTGAAACACAAAATCTAGCATTTCTTTCACCTTCATAATTATAAATCGGTATTACTTTACATCCTTCATGTTCACAAGTTTTAGATTTAATATCAACCATATTTGCTAATTTATGTGAAGTACAAAATCTACCCTTTGTTTCACCTTCGTAATTATAAGCTGGTTGTACTTTACATCCTTCGTGTTCACAAGTTTTAGATTTTACATTCACCATATTAGATAATTTGTGTGAACCACAAAATCTAGCATTTCTTTCACCTTCGTAATTATAACATGGTCTTACTTTACATCCTTCATGTTCACAAGTTCTACCTATTACATTTACCATATTATTTAATTTGTGTGAACCACAAAATCTAGCCTTTGGTTCTCCTTCGTAATTATAACATGGTATTATTTTACATCCTTCATGTTCACAAGTTTTAGATACTATATTTACCATATTTGCTAATTTATGTGAAACACAAAATCTCCCTTTTGTTTCACCTTCGTAATTATAACATGGTCTTACTTTACATCCTTCATGTTGACAAGTTCTAGATACTATATTTACCATATTTTCCAATTTATGTGAAGTACAAAATCTAGGTTTTGTTTCTCCTTCATAATTATAAGCTGGTCTTACTTTACAATTACCTTCCTGACATAACTGACTAACTAATTTATAATCTTCTTTATGTTCTTTGCATCGTAGAGGTTTTCCATAGAATTCCCCATAAGTAGCTTGACAACGGCAATTTTCAAATTCGCACAACTTAGGCATTTTATATATAGAGAGAAAAAATCTTTAAGTAGTTTATCCCCACTTTTAATTTTAGGGATAAATTCCTCCTAAAGTTTTCACACAAACTTTTAAATCTAAAATTAAAAATAATATAATATATTAGATATTAATGTCAACCACATCAACTGATTATTTAAGCAAAATTAAAAATATGGATGAAGATTTTCAATCATATATGATTATCGCATTTATTTTAATAATTTTGGCAATATTTATTGGTTACATGATTTATTTAAGTAAATTAGATGGTCGTGAGGTAAATTATATGAATAATTTGTATTCTAGCGTGGATGGATTTATAAAACCAATTAATAGCAGTGATCCAGACTGTTCAGGTAATTTGTATGATTACTACATAAAAACAGCTTATAATGCTTGTAGTGGTGGTGCTTATAAAAATGATTTTGTAGACATAGGAAATTTAAAGGCTGTTATTAAACAAGGAGCACGCTGTTTAGATTTTGAAGTTTATTCTATAAATAATCAACCAGTCGTAGCAACTAGTACAATAGATGACTATTATGTTAAAGAAACATTTAATTCGGTACCTTTTGGAAGTGTTATGGATACAATTAAAAATTATGCTTTTTCAGGGGGTACATGTCCAAACCCAACCGACCCATTAATAATTCATTTAAGAATAAAAAGTAATAATCAAGAAATGTATTCAAATTTAGCAAATATGTTTAAATCATATGATTCGATAATGCTTGGAAAAGAATATAGTTACGAAAATTCAGGTAGAAATTTAGGAAGTGTACCTTTATTAACTTTCCAAAATAAAGTTATTTTAATTGTAGATAAAATAAACAACGCATTTTTAGAAAATGAAAACTTTTTGGAATATGTAAATTTGACAAGTAATTCTATATTTGCGAGAGTTTATGATTATTATAATGTAAAAAATAATCCGGATACACAAGAATTAACAGAATATAATAAAAAAAATATGACAATTGTAATACCGGATAGTGGAAGTAGTCCAGCAAACCCTAGTGGTATTTTATGCCGCGCTTATGGTTGTCAAATGGTTGCGATGCGATTTCAAACAGTAGATAATTTCTTGACAGAAAATACTTTATTTTTTGACAGAAGTAATTATGCTTTTGCTTTAAAACCAATCGATTTAAGATATCAACCAGTGACAGTAGAAGACCCAACACCGCAAAACCCTGCTTATTCTTATGCTACCAGAAATTCAGCAACTGATTATTATAGTTTTAATTATTAGTATATACAAATTATATATAAATATATACACATATACATATAAAATGGATAAACTAAAAAATACAGAAAAATTTCACAAGATTACTCATGATATTAGAAACTTTAGACATTTAACAAAAGAACAAATAACAGCTTTATTAAATTTAAATGAAAAAGAAAAAGATGAAATTTTATTACTATATAATGAAGTTATATTATCATATATCGAATATTTAAAAGAATAAAATAATTTAATAAAATATAAAAAAATAATTTAAAATGATATTATATTGTTTATATAATATCATGGACAAACCACAATCCAATTTTTACAACCTAAATCCTGTAAATTATAGTTGTCCTGTATGTAGGACTTCAGGTAAACTACCAAATATCGCAGGTAGATTTTTTTTAATAAATGAAACAGAGTGTCAATGTAATGGTTGTAATACAAAATTTAATAAAAGACTTTTTTATAAACCTCACTCTATGAATGCTGTAAATGTAAAATTAGAACAACCAACTATCTAAATCAATGTCATCAATTAAATATCTAAATTTAATTTTATCAGCTAATAATTTATTAATTAAATCTCGTTTGTAACCCTTAAATCTACGTATCTCTTCAATAATGCGACTAGTTGTAAGAGCAGGAGACCATTTATCTCCACAAGTAATAGTAGAACAACATAAACAACGAATATTATGTATTTTTTTTAAACTTTCAGTAAATTTACTAGATGAAATTTTTAAAAAGTCATAATAAGGCCTAAAATTTATTTGAACTTTAGGTGCTCTAAAAGGATAATTAGGGTCTAAAATCATTGAGTATATTAAATTATTAGTATGGTCTAATATAGTTATTGTAGAATTATTTTTTTTATCATCTGTATCACTATCAATAGATATTAAGGAACAATCTGTTATAAATCGTTCTAATTCTCTATTGATGCGTCTTTTAATCATCTTATTTGGTAAATTTTCTAACATTAATAATTGTTCTTCACTTAAGGCGGTCATGATGATTGTTATATTATAAGTAAGTTAACTATATTTTAAATCAATTTTAAAATATAATTATTCTAAATAATAATTATTCTAAATAATATATAATAAGTATAATGAAAACAAATAATTGTAAAGGTTTATCGTTTGATGATTGCGAGTTAACAATTCTTCGCATGGCTGTTGATAAGGCAGAAGAAAAAATAGGAAAACGCATTGTAAACTCAGATGAAATCAAAGAAATAATAAAAATAGTGGAAGATTTTATAAAACGTAAAAACTTAATTTGTTATGGTGGTACTGCCATTAATAATATATTACCAACCGAACAACAATTTTATAACAAAGAAGCCGAAATTCCAGATTATGATTTTTTTACAATTAATGCTTTAAATGACGCAAAAGAATTGGCAGATATATATTATCAACACGGTTTTACAGATGTTGAAGCAAAATCAGGACAGCATCATGGAACATATAAAGTATTTGTAAATTATATTCCTATAGCCGATATAACTTTATTGCCAAAAGGAATATACAATGCTATAAAAAAGGAAGCCATAAGAGTAGGAGGTATATTATATACTCCGCCTAATTATTTAAGAATGTCTATGTTTTTAGAATTATCAAGACCAGCAGGTGATATTAGTAGATGGGAAAAAGTGTTAAAACGTTTATCACTTTTGAATAAAAATTATCCAATAACTAATTTGAACTGTAATAATGTAGATTTTCAAAGAGAAATGGAAAATAAGAGTGAAGAAGATAAAATATATGAAAATGTAAGAAATACATTAGTAAACCAAGGTGTAGTGTTTTTTGGAGGTTATGCTATTACTTTATATTCTCAGTATATGCCAAAAAATTTAAAACATAAATTAGAAAAAATTGCGGATTTTGATGTTTTATCAAATGATCCGGAAACTACCGCAGAAATAGTAAAAGAGCGTTTAGGCGATGCTGGTATAAAACATACAAAAATAATAAAAAGAGAACCTGTAGGTGAAGTTATTCCAGAACATTACGAGATACGTGTTGGTAAAGATACAATTGCTTTTATTTATAAACCTATAGCTTGTCACAGCTATAATATTATTAATATATCAGGTCAAAAAGTAAAAATAGCAACAATTGACACTATGTTAAGTTTCTATTTAGCATTTTTATATGCTGATAGACCGTATTATAATCAATTTTTAGATAGAATATTGTGTATGTCAAAATTTTTGTTTGAAGTTCAGCAAAAAAATAGATTAGAACAAAAAGGATTATTACGTCGTTTTAGTATAACATGTTATGGTCATCAAGAATCAGTTGAAGAAATACGTGCTCATAAAGCAGAAAAATATAGGGAGTTAAAACAAAAAGGAAACAAAGCGGAATTTGAAGAATGGTTTTTAAATTATAAACCAGACGAATTAAAAAATAATAAATCACAAGAAAAATCACAAGAAAAAGAACAAGAAAAAGAACAAAAAAAAGAACAAAAAAAAGAACAAAAAAAATCACAAGATAAATTTAAAAAGAAGAAAGTAAAAAAGCAAACAAAAAAACATAAATTATTACAAATTTATGGAGGTAAAACCAGACGTTATAAATAAACTATCGCATACAAACACCATCATCACAATTATTTAAATTTTCTTGAAATGAAACCTTTTTTTCTTTATTATAATAAAATTTATATACAAAAAATGAAACTATAAATAATAAAATAACAGCTCCAATGTAGATATAGTTAGTATAGTCAGATGAACCACTTATACCAGAAATAACTTCATTGACAGAATTTATATTTGCTAAATTAAACTCAGGACTAGTTATATCAATAGAATCCATTTAAATAAATAAATATTTATACTAAATAATTTAAACTTATTTATTATAAACATAAGTTTTCAAGTAATATTACAAAAATGTCGTTTGAAATTTTTATTATTATTTTAGCTAATACAGTATTTTTAAATTCATCTGGAATATTATTATTAATAAAAATACAAAAGTACATTATATATATTAAAAATTTCTCTATTAATATTTTTAAATAGTAAAAACCAATATTTGATAAACTCCAGTTATTAACATAACTACACATCGTGGTATTAGTTTCTTTAATAAAAAAACAATGAATATCCAATAATCCAGATAATATCCGATGAAAATTTGACTTTTCATTTTTTACATTTAATAAATTGCCTATTTTGTCATAACCAAAAAGGTCCAGATAAAGTATTTTTTTGTTAGGTACTTTATCAAAAACATAAGGATTAATTCCATCAAAATATTTATTTTCATATAAGATATTTCCATCTATTAGAAAAGGAATAAAACATGATTTAATTATTGTATTAAAAATATCTTCAACATCGCTGTAGTTAGATTTTACGGTCTTCTTTCCTTTTTTAATATTATTATAACAAATAAAAAATTTATTATTAACTCGTTCGCATATATCATTAGGAATATGTTCTTTCAAATGATTTTTAAGTTCTTTAATAATATTTAAATTATAACTTTCTCTAAAGTCTTTATTTGTAATTTCATATAATTTTGACATAAAATCTAAACCATCAATAAAATACAAAAATCCAGCGACAGAACCAATACTGCACCCAGATATTCTATCTATTTTAATATATTTGCGTTTTTCCATTTCTTTTAAAAAATATAAAGCACCTATAAGATAACTACCATTGAATATTCCTCCGTCTAATACTAAATCAATATTTATAGGTTCGGAAGCATTTTTTATATTATCAGGTAAATTATCAATAAATTTATTAATATATTCATTTATCATAATTATTATAAAAAAGTATTAACTATTTTATAATAAAACGAAATCACTATTAAAATTTTTTATTTCTTGTTGTGTCTTTTTGTTGATTTACAATATTTACGTCTTTTTATATGTTTAGTTTTTTTGCTTTTACTACGTTTTTTCTTTTTCCACCAGCCATATAACCCATTACATCTTTTAAAGTATTTTCTCGCATTAAATAATTATCGGATGAAACATTTTTAGTTGCTTTATTATAACCAGATGTGCCTTCATATAATTTAAGATAATTCGCACGCTTATTAAATCTTTTGTCCTCTTCGGTCAATCTTTTAAAAAGTCGACAATTATTCATAAATTCGGGTAGTCTAAAAACAGCAGTTCCATTATTTCGTGGATTCATTACCATAAACCCATTGGGTAAAATTTGTAATATTCTTATACAAAATATTGTTCCGTTAGGAATATTAACATTTGTTGTATACCTAAAATATATGTTATTTTCTTGTAAATCGTTTACATTTACTTCTATAAATAATTCAGGATCTTCTAATTGTGCTAAATTTTGTGGTAGTGGGTCACACATTTTTTATATAAATATATAGATATATAGATATTTATAAATTATAGTTTTTTATTTTGAATAATTCTTTTAATAAAATCTTTTTCATTCATATTTGAAACATAAATATTAATTATTTCTGCTGGAGAATAAAAATTAGGTTTAATTTTTTTTAAATTATATTGTTCAATTGCATTGCCGAATAAATGAAAATATATTTCGGATATTGTATTATGGCTTGCGTTACTAAATTCATGTGTTATATCAATTCTACCAGGTCTGATTAATGCTGGGTCTAACTTATTATAATGATTTGAAGAAATTATTAATATTCTTCCGGGCGTCTCTCGTATTCCATCCCATAAATTTAATATATCGTCTAATGTAATAGGGTGTTCATCATTCACACTGTTAACAAGAACCTTTTCACATCCATTGTTTTCATTAATACTATTTATAATATCAGAAATTTTTATGTTACCATCAGTTAATTGTATTTTTTTATTTTTTATTTGTTTTTCTTTGTTTTTCTTTATATCTCTGTTTAAAACAATATCTCCAATACAGTCGATATCTTCAAAAACGATTATTTTTTTATCAAATGTAATACTTCCTTTTTCATTATTAGAATTATAAGTGGATTCAAAGAAAAAATGTTCTAATTGCTTTTTTGTTTTAAACATTTTGAGAGATATTTGAATAATATTACGCCCAGTTGAATTTGCGAGCGCTTTAATAAAAGAAGTTTTTCCTGTGCCTGGAGGTCCGTGTAATCCAATACCAAGCGAATAATTAATACCTTTATCACAATACCATTTACTATTATTTAAAAAAAACTGTATTTTTTGTAACAATTCAGTTTTACCATCAAAAAATATATTATTAAATGTTCTATAACTTTCAAAAACATCTTCTCTCCAACAGTCTAAACTAGTTTCCTCATCACTAATTTTTAATTTATCTAACGTATAAATAAATTTTTTGTTATTGCGACTATTTTTAATTGAAGCTAAATAATTATTGGTAATATTATCTATATATTTGATTAAATAGTCTAATGAATATACATAAGAATAAATATTAACTGTAATTCTATCTGTTTTAGAACTAATTTTTTCTTTTTCGTCTCGTGATTCCTCCTTTTCCATTTGTGCTTTTACAAATATGTTTTCATCTATTTTGAAATGTTTATTTTGAAAAACCATAAACATATCTGACACTTGTTTTCTACTTTCATTACTTTCGGAACCTTGAAAGTTAGTATGAGTTTCTTTTATTTTATAAATAGTATTGTTAGTTTCAATATTCAAAATAATATAATTCCAAATAGCTTTAAAACGTTTACTATAGGAAGATGATATATTTTGTGCGTGACTATAAGGACATATTACAGAACTTCTTTTCCCTTCTATAATAATAGTATTTTTTTTATAAAAGTAATATTTAATATCATCAATACTAAAATTATTTACTATTATTGAATTATCAGATAAATAATTAATTATGTATCCGAAAAAACTTATTACTATTGTTGTAATAATAGTATCATAAACTACATTTCCGGTTTTAAATTGGTTAAACAATATCATTTTTGTAACATTGGTATAATTAATAAACATAGAATTTAATATACTATCCATTGAAGTATATATTTTATGTTCTTAAATTTAAATAGTTTTTATAATTATTATAACACAAACAATCATAAAATTAATAATTTATAATTGTTAAAAAGCACTGAAATACCAGGTTACTTTATTTAACGAATAAAATAATAAGCCAAAAAGAAGACTTGTAACTAAAAATCCATTAATGTTCAAATTTCCATCGTTAGAAAAAAGTACAGGAAAATAACTAAATAAAAATTTTCTAAAAAAAGGTAATTGAAATAAAAAGTATAAAACAGCAAGTAATAAAGGTGTTTGAATTTCATTATACATTTCATCTAATGAATTTTGTCTTTGAGCATTTCTATTATAATCATTAACCATATTAGATGGTTGTTCATAATCTTTAATATAGTCACTATTATATGGTGGCGGCGGAACATAATTAGGTTGAACATGAGGGTCTATATTATGATTTGAAGAAATCATAGGAATATCACGAGATTGTAATTGAGTAGCTCCGCTAATAGTAGCTTGTTGTAATCCATTAACAATTTGACTAATAGTTGTTTGATCTAAACTAAATCCTCCGCCTCCTTGAGATGGTTGCTGAGGAATTTGAACATTTTCTGAAGCATTAACAGTTATATTATTACTAATATTTCCTCCGCCTATAGGATCTGTAGGCAAATCTAAAATGCTGGTTGAATCACTCATAATTATTGTAAATATTGATTGATTATAATAATTACGCAAACATTATTTATCTAAATATATTATCAAAAGTTGACTGTTTTAATATTTGGGTCGCATTTTGTAGAAACAGCATTATATTTTACACATTTTCCCCCACTTTTGTATATTTTATCTTTTATTTTTTCTAAAGGTGGAGCATGAAACATGACACATTCTTTATCTTTACAAACAGTCCTAAATAATGAAGCTAAACCAAATCCAAGTAATATTGACATAATAATTTTACCGGTTTCAGTATGAACAAACTTTCCAAGATACATCTGCATATATTATACTATGAGTTTCTTTTTGATAAAATATATTTAATTATTATTAACAAAGTTTGCCTAAGATTGATAAAGTTTTATTAAGTTTGAATTGGTATACTAGAAATTAAAGTTTCATCCTTAGGACATTCAACTTCTTGTTCTTCAAAATAAAAACAATTATCAGCTTTATCTTTAAATAAAACTTTGTTAACAGTTTCTGGACTAGGATAAACATAAATTTTTTTCCTTTTTGGTCCTAAAATATAAATAAAAAATAATCCAATAGCAAAACTAATTATAAAAATACGTAATGAAATATAATTTAATAGCATGTATATATATAATTTATATATAATTTATATATAATTTATATACAAATTAATTTAAAAAAATAAGATAATATTGAATTAAAAAAATCCTCTATTAAAATCAACTGCTTTTGCTACGAGTTCATTCATCGAATTTCTTAACATATTATAATTTTTAATACCGTCTTTTGTTGAAAATT